CCGGACAAAAGCGCGGCATTACTTGGTTGTCGTCTTCGCTGTTGAAGCTCAGGGATATCGAAGCGTATTCGGACGCCACCCTAGTTCGAAAAAAACTGTCAAGCATGGTTGTTTGGTGGATGACGGAGCCAAACCCCGATGATCCGGTATTCCAGGCCACCGAGCAGGACGTGGATGGCGAGGATATGTACGAGCTTCAGCCGGGAAGCGTGATCCGCACCAAGCCCGGCGAGAAGCCGGAAATGAGCGACCCGGTTATCGGGGACGATTCCGGGTTCATGAAGCAGGAACTGCACTTCGTGGCGGCCGCCATGGGCATCACCTACGAGATGCTGACCGGCGACCTTGAGGGCGTTAATCTGTCCTCGATTCGCGCGGGGATTTTAGAGTTCAGGCGCAGATGCGAGGCGATGCTTTGGACGATGTTTATTCACCAGTTCTGTGACCCGGTGTGGCGTTGGTTTGTCGAGGCGTGCGCGATGTCTGGAGTGATATCGGAGCGGGCGTTCGCGGCTGATAAGGCGGCATTCTTTGCCGTCACGCACCACACCCCAAAATGGGCATGGATTGACCCGTTGAAGGATGTTCAGTCCGAGAAAGAAGCGATTCGCGGCGGGCTGAAATCCAGGACCGACGCGATTCTCGCGCTAGGCGAGGACCCGGAGGCAACCGACGCAAGAATAGCCGAGGATCGCAGACGGGCCGATTCTCTCGGTTTGACATTTGACACTGACGCTGAGATTTTCCACTCACAACCAGCCCAACAGAGCGGCAAGAAAAAGGACGACGAAGAATGAAACAACTCACCCGGCTATCGCAACGAATCCTCGGCGTTCCTTTGATGATGGAGCCGCGCAAGCTCGACGTTATTCTTCACGTGCTTTCGCCTCGTATCGGCGTCGAAGCGCCGGTAGTCGAAGCGGCGATGCTGGCAGAGCGGAACGACCGTAAGCCCTACGCCGTAACCCCCAACGGAACCGCGATTATCGACGTTTCCGGCTCACTCGTGAACCGCATGGACGCGGACGCGATGAGCGGCATGACCAACTACGAAGAGTTGGGGCACGAAGTAATGGACGCGGCGACCGATGGCCGAATCAAGGCCGTCGTGATGCGGTTCGATAGCTACGGCGGGGAAGTATCCGGCTGTTTTGACTTGGCGAAATTGATTCGCGACGCGGCTCAACTCAAGCCCGTCTATGCCTGCGTTGATGACGCAGCTTTTAGCGCGGCCTACTTACTGGCGTCGGCCTGCTCGAAGGTGTACGTGAGCGAAACGGGCGGCGCTGGTAGCATCGGCGTTCGTGCCATGCACGTGGACTTCAGCGAGCGAAATACGGCCATGGGCGTGAAGCCGACCGTGATCTTTGCTGGGGCCAAGAAAGACGATATGTCTCCCCACGCTCCGCTGAGCGATTCGGCTCGCGCGGATCTACAGGGCGAAGTCGACCGGCTCTACGGCATGTTCGTTTCGGCGGTTGCCGAAAACCGGGGCATGTCCGAGGCGGCGGTTCGCGCCACCGAAGCAGGCCTGTTTCACGGTAGTGATGCGATTCGCGCCGGGCTTGCCGACCAGATTTTACCGTTTCGCGCCGCTGTCGCTCAAATCGAGAAGACGGTAGCCGGGATGAACCCAATTTCCCGCATAACGGCGCACGCCGAGCCTGCGGAGATCACCGAAGAAAAGGAGAAAGTCATGTCTGAACAAACCCAGACCCCGACGCCCATTGTGGCTGAAGGAATCGACTACCTCGCTATCGCGGACCTGTGCGCCATCGCGGGCAAGCCTGCTAAATGCGTCGAGTTCGTGCAGCGAAAGCTGACCGTAATGCAGGTTCGCGAGGAGCTACTGAAGATGGCGTCCGACCCGAACGTCTCGCCCGAGATCATGAGCAGCCCGACCGGATTAGCTCAGACGATCACGGGCACCCTGGAGGCCGCCGCCGCGTCTCTAATGGCCGCCAGCCCTGCGTTGAGCAAATACCAAGCCTACGCCAAGGCGGTGAAAACTAACCCCGCGCTTTACGATCAGTATCTCGCGGCCAACCCCGCCCAAACTGGAGGCCGATAACATGGCAACCGACAGCAATTTGCAGTGCATCACGCTAGAGGCCGGTCAGGACCTTTCGGCGAAGCAGTATTACTTCATTGCCCACGCCAGCGACGGGCAAATCGACCCCGTTGGGACGCTAGGCGCTAACGCCGATGGCGTTCTCCAGAACGCGCCCAGCGTTGCCGGTCAGCCTGCGACCGTTGGCATCTTTGGCGTCTCGAAGGTTGTTGCTAACGCTGCTATTACGCGAGGCGCTCAGGTGTCCTCTGCGTCGAATGGCAAAGCGACGACCGCACTCACGACCCATCGCGTTCTCGGCATCGCTCTCGAAGCCGCCGCCGCCGATGGCGACATCATCTCCGTGCTGCTGAAGGTCAACGGCGCACCGAACGTCCCCTAAGGAGCACATAAAATGAAACCAACTCCCTCCCAGGTTCACGTCAACACGCCGTTGACTAATTTGTCGATCGCCTACATGCAATCGGCGGAAAACTTCATTGCCGACAAAGTGTTTCCGGTTATTCCGGTGACCAAGAAAAGCGACCTGTACTACTTGTACGATCGCGGCTATTTCAACAAATCGCAGATGAAAAAGCGAGCGCCCGGAACCGAGTCCCAGGCCGCGGACTACGCGATCCCGACTGACAGCTATCTGGCTGAAGTCTACGCGCTCCACAAGGACATCGACGACGAGACCCGCGCCAACGCCGATTCCGTTTTGAATCAGGACGGCGAGGCCACCTCGTTTTTGACTCACCAGGGGCTTATTTCGCGCGAACTGAATTGGGTTACCGCCTTTTTCAGCACGAGCATCTGGGGCTCTGATATTACTGGCGTGAGCGGGACCCCTTCCACTAATGAAGTCAAGCAGTGGAACGATGCGGCCGCCGAACCGATCGAGAATGTCCGACTCGGGAAGACGACCGTCCTGGAATCGACCGGATTCGAGCCGAACACGCTCGTTATCGGAAAGCGCGTCTATGATGCCCTGCTCGACCACCCGGACGTTCTGGACCGCGTGAAGTACGGTCAGACGGCGGGCGCTCCGGCCATGGTCAATGCGAACGTGTTGGCGCAGTTGTTCGAAGTTGACCGAGTGCTCGTCATGAAGTCGATTCAGAACACTGCGAATGAAGCGCAGACCGCTTCCCATTCGTTTATTGGCGGCAAAAAGGCGTTGCTCTGCTACGTTCCTCCGTCGCCGGGGATCATGACGCCAGCGGCTGGCTACACGTTCGCTTGGAACCAGTACGAGCAAGCGGCGTTTGGTATCTCGACCAGCCGGTTCCGTATGGAACACCTGAAGGCTGACCGGATCGAGATGAACATGGCTTATGTGCAGAAGAAGATTGCATCTGCGATGGGCTACTTCTGGACGAGCATCGTCGCCTAACATGAACCCGAACAATCAGCAGCGGGCTGGATACCGAGTAATCCGGCCCCTGCTTTTTAACGGAAAGCAATTCAAGGCGGGCGATGCGTTTCATTCGGGCGCATCGCCTCAAAAACTAAAGACGCTTCTCAGCTCTCGCAAAATCATCGCCGATGCCGTCACTATTCAGCCAAGCAATCGCCAGAAATGACGCGGCGGTCCTACGTCATCACGGCGAGACTGTGCAGTTCCACCCTGCACGCTCGGCCCAATATCCTGTCGTTGCGGTGATCGACCGCGGCGAGGGGGTGCGGGCTGATCTGAAGGTTTACGCGACCGCATGGTCGCTGGTATCCAACTTTGAAGGCACGCCGGAGCGCGGCGACCGCGTTATCACTGACGCGGGAGAAACGCTGAAGGTTGCCGACGTCAAACCGGACGAGTTCGGCGGCCGTGTTCTGTATCTGGTGATTGCATGATCTTCGACACCCGCATAACCTACAACGGCTCGAAGATCCGCATCCGTGGTGCTACGTTTCGGCGTTTCCAGAACGTGCGCATTCTCCAGGCCGGGATCGAGGCGATCAAGTTTCGGCTCCAGAAGGGATTCGACTCGAACGACGCCAAGGCGAAGCCGCTAAAGAAAGGCTATGCAATCCGTAAGTCGAAACTAACTCATCGCCGGGCGATTCGCGACATGGATCTGACCGGGCAGACGCTCGGCGAACTCAAGCCCCGTTACTCCGACGACACCACCGCCATCGGCGACACCTCGACTCGCCGGGGCCGGTTAATTGCTCGGACAAACCGCGACATGCTCATCTTTTCTGACTCCGACCAGGCCTTCATGCAGCGCACGGCGACCAAGATCTTCAAGGAAGAAATCGCGCCGGGTTCGTTCGCCTCCGTGCGGCCTTCTGCCGGCCGCTTTGTCGCTCGAAAATTCCAATCTCAAATCGCCGCATGAACTATCGACAGAAGACATTGGATCTGCTCTTGCAGGTCCTCGCGGACCCGTCGACGGGCTTCAACGCGCAGTATACGGCCCTACAGGCCGAGTACGACGTCCCCGCGTGCGCGATCAACTGGACGCTCCCGAGCGAAAACCTGATCCTCGGCGCGGTGGACCCGGAACTACTCGAATTGCTTCGAATCGAGTCCTGGCCCGCCATCATCATCGCGACCGAAGAGGCCACCAAAACGGACGCCGTGAAGTTCTCGCAATGGTCGGGCGACGTGATAGTGAACGTCGACGCTTACATCCGACTCCGCGCCGTTGATGACCTCGCCGCGTCACTGACTGCGATCGACCTCTCTGGCAACTTCGAAAAGCACGTGAATTGCTTTGAAGAAGCGGCCATGACCGCATTGCAAGCGGGTAAAATAGCATTTCAATCGGGCGGCTGCAACTGGGTACAGATGCAATCAACCCGATCCCCAATAGGCGTCCTAGCGGACGGCTACACCCAACGCGCCACGCTCACGCTTGGCTTCCGAATCCACCTCTGAGGTAAGCCAACATGGCAATCGTTCAAACTCCCGACGAAAGACACTTTGCGCAGGTCACACACCCGCGCGCGCAGTCGGTGCCGAACTCCGCTGGCACGGCCACGCTGGCGAATACTGACGTTGTGCGCCACATCAGCGCGTCGCTGAATCCGGTTGATAATATCATCCGGGCGAACGGGAAGACCGGCTCACGCGGGCTCCTGGCCCCATTGAAGGGGCGCAAGGGCGCGTCGTTCTCCTGCGAGTACCCGTTGGCTGGATCGGGCACGGCTGGAACGGCCTCCGATCTTGCTCCGATCCTAGAAGCCATCTTCGGGCAGGCTGGCACGGTTAGCGCTGGCGTCAGCGTCACGTACTCACTCGCCAACGCGATCCCAGGCTTGACGCTGTGGAACTTCCGCGACCCGGCCGGGACGAACATTTTCAACGAGGTCCTCTGGGGCGGCGTCGTCGAGTCCGCCGAGTTCTCTGGTGGCGCGGAAGCCGAGGCGACCGTATCCATTTCCGGCTCTGGCGCCTATGTGGTCAACAAGCCGAACTTCTCCTCGCTGACGACCGCGGCGAAGGGCGGGCTGACTGGCTTTCCCGCTGAACCTTCCTCGCTGACCTACCTGGGTACTCCGGCTGTTGCGTTCACTGGCTCCGCTACGATCAACGGCGTCTCCACTTTCAAGCTCGAAACCTTCCGCATTCGGGTCGCCCTGAATCGCAACATCCGCGCCGCGTTTGGGGACTACCATCCGAGCGCTGAATCGCAGGGCATCCGCGAAATCACCGTGGACATGACGCTGTATGAGGAAGACACGGCGAATCAGGCCGCGTTGCGGCACTTGGCCTTTACCAAGGGCACCTTTGACGCGACGTTCGTGATTGGCGAGGATGCGGGCAATATATTTACCATTGCGCTCAACAATCTCACGATCCCGAGCGTGGCGCGCCAAGATGGCGGCGTTGAATCGACGCTGACTTTCAATGGTTGCGTCGCCTCCAAAACGTCCGTCTCGGCCAACGACGAAATCAGCATCGTATGCACTTAAACAAAACTCCACACGAATCGAAAAGCGTACCTGGCGTGAGGTTCACGACCCGGACGCTGAACAGCATCCAGCGGGCTCGGCGCGACGCATCTATCGCCGAGCACCGCCGGGAGTACACGCGCCTGACGACCGAACTGCAATTGCTCGTCTCGAAGCACGTCAAGGGCGAGACCGGCGAGGAACGCGCGGCCTGTTACGAGGCGCTCCCGTTGGACGTCAAGCTGTCGATCCAACGTCTCGAAGACGAGTCGCGGATCGTGCTCGATCAGCACATCACGCCGGCCGTTATCGAGGCGGCGCTGGTGTCGATCGAGGGCGAGCCGTTCACGCTGGAGAATCTGGCCGACGAAGCGCCCGACGCGCTCATCGAAGAGATCGTAACGGCGTGCAGCGCGGCGTCTGGGCTCACGGCGGACCAGCAAAAAAACTAGCGACCGCCTACCTGTTTACTCAGTGGGGCGGGTGGCAGAAATCAGAGTACCAGTGCGGTCAATGCCAGGCAGCGAAACACCACGAGCGGCGCAACTGCTCGAAGTTCTTCCCCGAAAAGGCAAGCGCGAAAAAGTATGGGTGGGTTCCGCGGTTCAGTATCGCGGGTGAGAAACCAAAGTCGTTTTCGATGCCTGATTACGTTTCGCCGGATTGTCCGGTTGCGTGCGTTACCGGCGCGTCGATGGCGCTCGTCGAGATGATCGGGACCTCTAGCGTCGTCAACGAAAACAAAGGGTCGCTGTACGGCCCCAACGCCTCGAAGTGGCCCGCCGCTTGGGTCGATGCGTTGTCCGTGGTTGCAGTTGTGCGCCGAGCGCACGAGAAGGCGTTCGAGAAGGCGAATAAATAATGGGCGCAACCGACAAATATCAGCTAATCGTTGAATCCGTATCGCGTGGCGACGCCGAACTGCGTCGGCTGGAACAGGTCATCAATAAGCTGGCCGACACGACGGAGAAGAGCCAGAAGCGTTCGGCTGACTCGTACACGCGGACATCTAAGCAGGCGGCTGATGCGGCTGCGTCCCAGGAATCGTCGGTTAAGAGGATCGTTGATTCCGTCGAATCTGGATCGCATCGAATCCGAAACGGCGTTCTCGCAATCAGCGCAGGGGTGATTGCGACCAAGCAAGTATTTGATGGGCTCTCTGGCTCCGTCGATAAGTTCACGGCGGCCACGCTGCGTTCCGACGCGGCGCTGAGCAGAACGCTGGCGACGTATCGTTTGACGCGGTTGGCTTCTTCGGCGGCGTTTGGGGCGCGTGCGCTGCTGGGCACCGCTGGCACGATCGGCGCGGGCTTGGCGGTCGAGGCTGTCATCCGTAACGCGCGGGCGCAGGCTGAGAAGGTCCAGGCCGCGTCGCTGTCGGCCGCCACGACCGGCAACAGCTTCGGCGGGGCGTATGCGCTGACTCGCGCCGCGTCGCTGACTGGGCGCGATCTGGGCTTCCTTGGCGGACGCTCTCCCGAAGACGTGGCCGGGTTAAACGCGCGCCTATCTGGAATCGCCGATCCAATTGAGCGGGCGACGGTAGCGGTGAACCTATTCGGCAAGGATGCGGCGGCGGCGCTGACTGGCATCGACGACCGTTTGGCGCGGCAAGTGAAGCGGGCCGAGGAACTAGGCGCGGCGCTCGATGGGCCGACGAGGGAAGGACTGCAAGGGATGTCGGACTTCTTCCGAAACTTCCACCCGTTCGACGACTTGAGCGACGGGCTGAAGAACTTTTTGGAGCGGGGGAAGATTGACTTGGCCGTGTTCGCGGTTGAGGCTGGGAAGGCATTCAGGAAGGCGGCGAAGGATAGCGCCGGGTCCGTTAACGTGCTAGGTCCTGACTTTGAGTTTTCCGGGAACGATCAACGCTTTGCTCCGAAGTCGGAAAAGCGTTTCCCTGGCGGACTTGTAACCGCTGAGCAGTTCATCCTCGATTCGCGCAAGACATTGGCCGGCCAACTGGCGAATCGGGATACTGGTGGATTTGCACAGGGGAACGCGGCGCAGTCTGGGTTGTTGGGATCGGCCACCGCTTCTATCGCTGCGTTCCAGAACTCGGCGCGTGGACTTGGGTCGGCTCTATCGGAATCTGAAGCGCGGCTTGGAAGACTGCGGAAGCTATTCGCCGAATCCTCGCAGGACCAGCGAGGCTTACTGTCAGAGCAGATCGTTCAGGAGACGAAGGCCAACGGCGTCATCGAATCCCGTATCAAGGCGCTCGAAGTCGAGAAGGCGCTCCGCGAGAAGATCCTCTCCCAGCAGCGCGAATTTGACCGTGAGTTTGGCTCGTTTTCAGGCAAGATACTGAACGCGCCATCAAAGGGGCTGCTTGACGAGATCACGCAGCGCGGGGCTGCGATTCGCGACGGTCGCTCGAAGGATCTGACGTCCTCGCAGATAGGTCGCATCGGCGGCTTATTCGATCAGCGCGAAATCAATCGTGGCAAGGATGCCGAGTTTGACCGCATCAACGGGGCGTTTAATGAGGGCGGGGCGTTTCGGGCTAGCCAGCGGGCCAATGCGGCGTTTGGGCTGCCTGACTTTATTGCACAGGGATCACCAGCAAACGCTCCGACTTTGCGGCGTCCTTCGGAGCTTGCCAAATCGGCCGCAGAAATCCCCGACCTTTCTGTTTTCCGGGTATCCGGCGAAGAGCAGAAGAAATCGGAGGCAAGCGTTCGGGATATCCTGAACCGCAACGACGAACGCGACCGTTCCCGCCGCCTACAAACGAACCAGCAGGAACTCGCCTTCCTATCCCGTAAACTCGAACTCCTTTCAGGCCCAGGCGGTGAACGCGCGGCCATCGAAGAGATCGCCAAGTTGAAACTGGCGGCGCTCCAGGAAGAGGCTTCCGTATCGCTTGAGAATTTCAACGTCCGCGACCGGCAAGCGCAGATTGAGCGCGACCGCGTTCTGAGCATCCTCGAACTGCAAAAGAAGCAGCGCGACGCGGGCCGGGAAGGCACCGGGCGCGTATTCGACGCGCTCATCTCCGGTGGCTCCGGTGGCGTTGGTGCGCTCATCAAGTCGGTCGGGCTGTCGCAGGTTCGAACGATTGCGCAGAACGCGGGCGAGAAGCTGACGACCGGCGCGGGCGGGTTCCTTGGGAAGCTCGGGAAGGCGAGCGGATTGGGGGGGCTACTGGGCGGAACGATGTTCGATCCGCAGAACGCGGGCGACCCGTTGAAGACGGCCACGGACGCGAATACCGCAGCGACGAACGCGAACACGGCGGCACTGATGATTCGCGGCGGCGGCGGGGCTGGCGTCGGCGGCATCCTCTCGGCGTTCAGGCGGTCAAATCCGGCCGCGTTTATCCCATCGTCGACGGCGGCGTTTACTCCGGCTGGCGGGCTGCCTCTGTCCTATACCGGGGGCGGCTCGTTTGATGCGGTGACGAACCGGGCGGCGGGGACGCGGAATCTCCAGATGGCTGGCATCAGCAATGGCGTTCAACTGAACACGAGTCCGGGGATCAGCAACCTTAACAAAAGCGTCGGCTACGCCGGGGCTGGGCTTGCTGGCGTACTTGGCGCGGTCAACGGGTTCAAGGCTGGCGGTGCCCAGGGCAAGCTGTCGGCGTTTTCGTCTATCGCTGGAGCCGGGGCTTCGATCATTGCTCTTGCTGGCGTAACGGGCCCAGCCGCTCCAATCCTGGCAGGCATCGGCCTTGCTTTGGCAGCGACGGCCGCCCTGATCGGTGACCCGAAGAAGAACCGCGACAAAGCGCTGGACCGTCTCGTGAATGACTCCCGTTTCACCGAAACCCAGCCGCTCGACTACGCCTTCGACACGCGCGGCGGCGGGTTCGATTACAACTCACGCGGGGATTTGCGATCCATGCCGATCAACCTCACCATCAACGCGCTGGACTCCCGCAGTATCCTCGACCGCGGCGAAGACATCGCCAGCGCGGTGCGGGATGCGATGTACGCCGGCCACTCGATCAACCAGGCGGCGCAAGAAGTGGTGCTGGGCGTCTAATGGCATCATTCCCTACCCTATTGTCTGGCATCGTCTCGCTCTACCCGTTGACGCAGGGCAGCCGAATTCCGGTTGAAGTCCTCCAGTTCTCCGACTTTAGCGAACAGCGGTTCAAGCGGTCGGCTGAACTGGCCCGCTTTTCGCTAACGCTGGACGATCTGAGCGCAACCGACAAAGCAACCGTCGTGACGTTTTTCGAGACGGCTAAAGGCTCATTCGATGCGACATGGGATATCACCGTGAGCGGCTCGACTTACTCCTATATGGCCTTCGCCTCCGACGAACTGCAATGCACGGAAGGCGACGCCGGGTGGTCGGTCAACGTGGCGTGCGTGCAGACGCGAAAGAACTAAATGCCAGCCTACCCGACATTTGCCTTCGGCGGCTCGGTCCACCTCCCTTTCACTGAGGTCGTCGAGTTCCGCAACGCCGCCAACAAGCAGCCGCATGGCTACCAGTACAGCTACAACCTCCGGGCGACGGCCTTGCGGCGATTCGAGATCACGCACCTGATCGACAGCACTGATCTGGCGACGCTGAAGGCGTTCTGGGTGGGCAGAAACGGCCAATACGAAGACTTCACCTTCACGCATCCCGATACAGCGGTGACGTACTCTAATTGCCGTTTTGCCATGGATTCGCTCGACGTTGAAGGCTTCGAGCCTGGCCTGTTCCGCGTTCGCGTTGTTATCCAAGAGTTCAAATCCTGATGGCAGACATCAACACAACCAAAGAACTCGCAAAGGCCCAGCAACCGCTATTGCTGGCGGTGGTGACGTTCTCCGACGCCAGCGTGTTGCGGCTCTCTACGCATCCGCTGAGCACGTCTGAGGGCGGCTATGCCTACGGCGGAAATAACTACGTCGGGCGAATCCTGTCGTTCAATCTCGGCGCGTTTCAGGGCTACGACGCTACCGGAATCGACATTATCCCGACCGCATCCGTGACCATCGCCGACGCCGACAAGTCGATCAAGATCAACTACGAGGACTCAAAGGGCTTCGCCGGGGCTTCGCTCGATCTGACGTTCATCTTTTGGGACGCGGACACCGCATCGTTCTCCAGTGACTCTATCCTGAAATTCTCCGGCGTTTGTGACGCGGCTGAAGTGGACTTCGAAACACTGATCGTGAACGCTTCGAACCTCCTCAACCTCCAGCGCAAACAACTCCCGAATATCCTAATCCAACGGCGCTGCCCGTGGCTCAACCCGGTCACGGTGGCGCAACGTGCGACCGCCAGCGATCCCGATTCGCCGTTCTACCGATGCGGCGAAACTCGCTCACTCGCCGCGGCTCCGGCGTGCAGCTTCACCAAGGCGACATGTACGCAATTGCTGAGATTTGGCGGTGTCGGCTGGGACTCCCCGACCGGCAGCTACAGCAGCCGGGACTATGTGAGCGGGCGCGTCGAAATCACGAACGCGCCGAACGATCTCAGGTACGGTGAACCCGTCCCGATGGTTTACGGGACGGCGTGGGTGGCTCCAAAAATCACCAACGTATTCGGCGACGGAAACAGCACGCGCGGCGAGGCCGTGGTCTGCTCCGGCGAGGTCAACGCCATCCTCCGCGTCGTGGTGAACGATACCGAACTCCCTCCGGCGACCGACATTACAGGCGGCACGAATTACATCGTCAGGGATGCCCTGCTCCGCTACAACGTCATCAACCGCGGCGACCGTGACGGATCTCCGAACGCTGACGTTCCGTGGGACGGGCAGGGCGACCCCTACGGCTCGATGTGCGCCATTCTCTGGGTCGTTCCGCGCCGGGCGGCCGAGGCGTCGACGCGGCCACGTATGCGCGTGCTCGTGCAAGGCCCGAAGATCCGAGTTTATACGGACGCGGTTACCTACTCCGACGCCTACACCGACAACCCGGCATGGGTGCTGATGGATCTGCTTGTCGAGGCGGGCCGCTCTTATTCGGATCTGGACGTCCAATCGTTCATCGACGCCGCGGCGATCTGCTCGGCGTCGGTCAGCTATACGGACCAGTATGGATCGACATCGACGCATTCCCGTTACGCGGTCTCGCTGGTGATCGACAAGCGGCGGTCGGCGGCTGAGATCATTCGCGGCGTCCGTATGGGCTGCGGCGGCATACTTGTCCCAAACAGCGATACCGGAAAGATCCAACTTTTCATCGAGGGAACGTTGGCAAGCCAGCAGCCGACGACAATCAGCGGCTCCAACGCATCTTCGCCGGTCACTTCGAAGTCGCTTTCCGGCTCGACGGTAAACGGCTACTATGCGTATTCGTTCACGCGGGTACTGCTCCAGAGCGGCAAATCAACGCTTTCGGTCAAGCCGCGCCCGGTATCGAGCACGCCGAACCGCGTTCAGTTCAAATTTTTCAACTCCGAACGCGATTACGCCGAGGATTCCGTTTCCCTTCTCGACCCCGATGCGGTGTTTCGCGCGGGCGGGGAGAACACGGAAACGCTTTCCGCCGAGGGCGTGAGCACGCTCGACCAGGCGAAGCGGGTGGCATCGAGGCGCAGGCGCCGGAACCTTTACGCGAATGTGCGCGGGGACGCCGGCGGGACCGAAATCTTTGAATGGCTCGACACGTTCCGCACAATCCGGCTCCGCGTGGGCCAAATCTGCGTGTTTACCGACCCGCATTACGGCTACGCCGATGTGCCGGTACGCATCACCCAGATTCGCCCGTCTTCGAATTTCGAGACCGTCAAAATGGTCGCCGAGCGACACAACGACAATCACTTCCTCGATTCCGAGGGCCAAAACGGAGACGTTGCATTGACCCAGATCGCAAGAGATCGGCTCGCAAGGCCGTCGTTCCCGTGGGGGCCACTGGGGGCGCAGCCTCCCGCATCCGATCCGATGTATCAGACAAACGATTGGTCGTTCGCGATTCGCGAAACGTCGGAGACGATGGCCGATGGCTCGGCGGTCACGAAGCTCGAAGTCAGCGGCCTCCAGCCGGTGAACCTATTTAGTAATATCGGACCGCCGCAAGTCGGCAGGCAGGGGACGACCTCCGGCGCGTCGGGCACGTTTCCGGGCGGCGGGTGGACCTATTACGCGGCGGTTGCCTCGAAGGACTCAGACGGCAAGCTGTCGGCGCTTTCGCTGCTTTGCCAGACAACCATTACGAACGCGGGCAGCGTGAACAACATCACCATTCCGATTCAGGGATGGCCGACTGGCGCGGTCGGGTATGTGGTCTACGTCGGCAACACGCCGCAACTGATGACCAAGCACGGCGAATCAGCGACCACGCCGTCGAGCGTCACGGTGACCAGTTGGAAGGAGCGGCACGCCGGGGCCCCCGATCCCGAATTTGACCGTATGCGCCTGAAGATGAAGCGCGTCGCGCATAGCGGCGTCTGGGGCCAGGCAATTGTAGCGGTTGCGGCCAATACGCTCCAAGTGGCGGGCGGGATGACAGTGAACCAATACGCCGGCTACGAGTGCTCGCTCTTGGGTGTCGCGGCTGGCGGGTATATGCCGATCGTCAACTTCACGGTATCGTCCAATACAGCGACGACCCTGACGGTTTCACCCAACCCTGTTACTTATGGCATCCTCGCGGGCGATGCGCTGATTATGCGCAGCACGCCAACGGTCGGCGCGGATTACGTTGAAGATGCGCTGTGGGCCAACTCCGTTAGCGGATCCGGGCTGACGACTAACGCCGAGGTTGGCCGCATCCTCCGCATCATCTCCGGGGAAGGCAAAGGCGACTCCTACAGAATCCGATCCAACACGGCGACGCGGATCTACATCGAGGGCGAATGGCGAATCGCGCCGGATTCCGGCAGCCGCTACATCATCGAGGAACCGGACTGGCAGGTTATCCAGACCTCTGACTCGTTGAATAACTCCGACCAGTCTGCGGAATTTCTCAGTACGCTCGAAGTGGCGAACTACCAACGCCAAACGCTTTTAGTTCAGGGCGTGACGCTTGACGGGGGCGGGGCCGAAGCGCTCGACAACCTTTGCCCGATCCGTGAAATCTACGTGTACGGGCAGCCGCTGAACTCCGCTATCGCGGCATCAGACGGCTACGCCACCATGACGATTACGACGGGCGCGGTGACGCCGGATCTAAACGACGGGCTGAACCAGAAGGTCACGCTGACGGCTAATCTTATCGTGAACGCGCCGATTAACTCAGGCGGGACTATCGACGCCGGGGTATATCTGAACCTGAAGTTCATCCAGGACGCGACGGGCGGGTGGAGCGTGACGTGGAACGCAATTTACAAGGGCATGGCAAACGAGCAGCCGTCGCCGAACCCTTCGACCTATTCGAAATTCCAGACGACTTTCGACGGCACCGACTGGGAACTCGACTTTTCGAAAACGGACCTATCATGAGAATCTTTCTATCGTTCGTTTTTACCGTGGCTGCGCTTGGTCAATCGGCCTCGATTATTCGCGTAACGCCTAGTACGTCGGGCACTCCGGCCGTTGGCGAGGTGCGCTGGCAGGAGTTGTTTGCGAACGGACAGAACTATGTCGGGATCAAGGCGTCCAATACGCTTGCCGCTTCCTACTCACTCACCCTCCCCATCGCCGCGCCTACCAGCTCGGGGCATTGCCTCACCGGCACGACTGTCGGCGTTTTGTCGTGGGCCTCCTGCGGATCGGCCGGCGGGACGGACTTCTATGCTCCTGACTACGATTTCACCCAAGCCGTCGCGACCTCTGCGGGCAACACCTCGGCCACGCTGACCCCTTGCCCGCGCGGGCTGAACGGAGCCGACGCGGCGCACTGGGTACGCTTCGGCGGCACCACCCCGGAGACGCGCCAGATAACGGGCGGAACCTGCACGAGCGGGGCGGCATCGGGAACGATTACGTTTGCGGCTCTGAGCTACGCCAACACCGGCATCACGTCGGCCACGGGCGGCATTCAGGAAGCCGTCGTACTCGCATCAGCTGCGGGCGGCGGGACGGTGTTCCTGGCTGGCGGCAACACCTTCATTTACGCCGTCATGACACTGCCGGGCTCCCCTGCTGTATCGATTGCAGGGAAAGGGATGCGCGTGTCGAATGTCGTCGTTGATACGAGCTACACGTCGGGCGACGTGTTCTATTTGCCCGGCGCTTCATTCACTGGCTTGTTCGGATTCCGCGATTTCCAAATCGGATGCTACTCGACGCACACATCGGGATCGGCGATCCACGCGAAGAATACGAACTCCGGCGAGCTCCTGGTCGAGAACATCCGCGTGGCCGATTGCCACTCTGGCATCTGGCTAGACGACATCGACTACTCCGTCATCCGCTCGTTTTACTTCGAGCAGGACGCAAATTTGACGAGTCAATTCGGCATCAAGATGTCCGCGAAAACTCCAGTAGTTTCGCCAAGCGGTGGCGTGTCTTCGACCTCGATCGAACATGCGTTCATTGTATCGCCGCACACTTCGGCAAGTACCAATCTCGATTACGGGATCTGGATCACAGCGGCGGACGGGATCACGATCAACGACGCGCACCTCCGCGCCGATATCGGGCTCCTGATCGACCCCCAGGCGGGCGAGAATATCGGGACCGTAATCATTGGCAACTCGGTCATCGACAACTGCCGCACGCAGGCTATCCGCGTCGCTTCAACGGCGACGCCGAATTACTACGGTAACATCCTAATCCACGACAACCACATCATAGCGGCGTATCTTGGCGATCCGGGAATCTACTACGACGGCACGTATTTCCAGGGCATGATGTCCATTAAGGACAACATCATCGCCGGATTTCGCGGTGATGGGATTTCAGCTGTCAACGCTAAATACCTGACGATCTCCGGCAACGTAATCGCCGATAACGACGTTGACTCAATCGGTGGCGTCGGGGTTCGTGTGGTCAATGGCGATCAGGTGACCATCACCGGCAACCAAATGGTAGACCTCTCCGGTGGCGCGGCGATGGATTACGGCGTGTCGCTTGGTGGGACCATTGACAAGCTGGTCCTCACTGGGAACCTATCCGACGGCCTGACGAATCCCTTTTTGAACAACGTCGCAACGATCACGAATTCGATCATCCGGGACAATATCGGGCAGGATGAGCAGAGCGCGACGGTTGCGGCTGGCTCGACGGTTACGATCCCGGCATCGAAGCCGGGGCGGATCATCCTCTCCGGCGCGTCGACCACGATCAACACTATTTCGGGCGCGGTTGCCGCCGGCGACGAGGTATGGTTTGGCGCGGCGAATTCGCAGACGATCGGCAGCGGCGGCAATATCACAACGCCGATGTTATTGCCTTCCGGGGTTTACGTGCGGGGTCGGTACGACGGCTCGGCGTGGGTGCTGCAACCGGCGTTCTCGACGGATGTGAATTGGACATGGCGCGCCGCCCAGTACCATACCGCCCGCGTGAGCATCGGGACGACGACACCGGCGACCGAATCGACCAACGCGCCGCTTACTGTAGTTGGGGCTGCGGCGCAAACGGCAAGCACTCTGCCGGAGAGTAACTCGAACGCTGGGTTCACTGTTCGCGGCAACTCGTCGAGCGGTTATCAACTAGCTGTTGGGGCGACCAGCGTCGATGGATCTCCCTACCTCCAGGGCCTCGTTTACAACGGCGGATCGTCGGCTTCTAGTTTGATTTTGCAGGGATACGGCGGGAATGTCGCGATCGGCACGGCTTCGCCCGCGACCGAATCGACGAATGCACGTCTCGCCGTCCTTGGCACGCCCGGCCAAACGGCGAGCACTTTGGCGGCGTCAAATTCAAACGCCGGATTTACCGTGCGTGCAAATTCGTCGAGCGGCTATCAGCTTGCCATGGGAGCCATGGCAACGACTGACTTCCCTTACATCCAGGGCGTCTTGTCCAACGGCGGCGCGGCTTCCGCTAGCTTGATCCTGCAAGGCTACGGCGGGAATGTCGGCATCGGCGTGGCGTCTCCCGCGCGCACGCTCGACATCTCCGGGACACTTGGCGCAACCGGCACGGCGACCATCGGCTCGCATATCCTGACGACCTCGGCGTCGGCTTCGGACATCGGGGACAGCGCGAACTACTGGCAAACCGTCTACGTCGAGAACATCGACGCGGCTCCGGCGGGCATCGCCAACAGCTACCTGCGGGCGCGGAAGTTTGAGCTATTCGATATCAACGGATCGGCGGCGGCGTTCTGGGATCAGCGGGTGAACGCGACCTCGGTCACTAGCGCGTGGACGCTGCGGGACAACGCCGGGTCGCGGGCATTGCAGTTCCATCGGCAGTTTGTGTCCTCTGCGGCCAATCACGTTTCCGTCTTCGGCGAACTTCGACCCGCCAAACGCGCGACCGTCGACGGCGACGCCGTCAACGATGCCGCATACCCGGAACTGGGCAATACGACCGACCGATGGGCAAACGTCTGGGCGGCGGCTGGTAGCTTTTCTGGCACGGTTGCCGCCGGAACTTCATTTAGCGCCCCGACTGTTTACGCCACGACCGCATTCTCCGGCGGGCTAGACGGCGTTACGGTGCTTGGTAGCTCGTCGGTCAGGATGAGCAAGCTATGGACGTATGACCTATCGGCGACCGGCACCGTGCAGCTCGGTGCCTCCTCCACGGTCGGTTACGTCTGGAAGGCGACCGACGCGGCGGGGACCGGCGGCTGGGCGGCGGACGGCTCCGGGCAGTGGACGACGAGCGGCTCGGACATCTACTACACCACGGGCAAGGTGGGAATCGGGACGACGGCCCCGCGCACCACGCTTTCCGTGTTGCAAAGCGGCACGGCCAACACGACCGCTGACACGCTCGGCCCGGCTGTAATTACCGGCCCGACCGCTGGCGGGTACGCGGCAATGCTTGTGGTTGATAGCAACGATGCCATGGCGGTTGACAAAGGCGGATCAATCGGGTTCTACGGGCGCAACACGACCGCCAGCACGACTAGTAGCTATTTTGCCTCGATCCACGGCCTCAAAGAAAACGGCACCAGTGGCAACCAAGCGGGCTATCTCGCTTTCAAGGTGCGGACGGCAGGGAACGCCAACCCCGAGGTCATGCGGATCACCTCAACCGAAAATGTAGGCATCGGGACGGCATCGCCCGCGTACAAGCTTGACGTCGCTGGCACGCTGAACGTCACCGGAGCGGTGAAGCTCGCGAACGGCGCGGGGAACCTGAAAGTGTTGACCTCCGACGCCTCCGGTAATTCGACGTGGCAGGATACCGGCCCATGCGCGACATGCGTGACCACCGGGGCGTCCTCGGTATCGATCGCCGGGACTAAGACTTTTACCGGGGTGCTCACTGGCACCGGAGGCGGCTCGATCACGGGCGGCAATACGACCGTTGAGGGGATTCGATTCGCGTCCGCGAGCACTTACGCGATAGGCACTAGCAGCGGTCGGGCTTCCAACATATTCACTGAGGCGCTCCAGGTGTACGGGAACCAGTCGGTGAAAAGCGGTGGCGGGATATACGCGGAGGCTGGATCCACAATGGACTTCTCCGGCACCGTGACCACGGGCGGCTCCGGGACCTACTCCGGGACGACATCATGCGCGGCGGGACAGGCCGTGAAAACCATCACCGTATCGCGCGGCCTCGTAACTGCCGTTACTTGCGCCACCCCATAACTTTATGCGTACCATCTTGCTCCTAATGACGCTTGCCCTCGCGGGCCTTGCGCAGACTCCGTTGACGACGGAGGAGAAACTAGGCATTGAGAATGCCAGCTTGAAACTACAGCTCATGGACGCTCAAAAGGCGGACATCCAGAAGCAGGCGCAATCGATTTTCGAATCCGCTTGCAAACGCGCCGGCATCGACGTGGCCGCGTGCCAGTTCGACCAGAAAAACCTGACGATCTCGAAGGCCGAACCGCCGAAGGTCGCGCCGGTTAAGCCGGAGGCGAAAAAGTGACACTCCGCAAGGCGGTAATCGAAACGCTATCGGCCCTGGCGCTCATCGGCGGGCTGATGGCAATGTGGGCGGTTGCGGCGAGTGCGCAGCCACTGCCGGGGATCTGCGGCACCGACCGAACCATCGGCTCCGTCCATGTCTTAATCGCCTGCCCTGACTGGGCCAACATGCGGGCCGCGACCGGCTTCGCTGGATTTCCTGACCTCAAAGGCCAACAGGTTTTTATGCGGTCGACTGATCCGTCCGTAACCGGCTTCCGCGTCAACCTGACTTATCGCAAGGAAGGCGA